AAGCGCTTCATTTATTGACTTTGCTGCATCTAACTTTGTTAATCCGTCAACGCTTCAGTTAGATGGTTGTTTAATTACAAGGGATGGCGTGTTTGATGCAACAGATTCAAATATAATACCTAACATAGCGGCAAGCGCTTTAGTGTGTGAATGGATGGGAAACAACGGCATAGACAATACTTTTGTAGGTGGTGAGACTATTTTAACGGTTGAGGTAGCAACAACAATTGTTAGTGATGGCGTTTATGTTGATTTGGCTGGTACATTTACAGCAACAGAGTTAACCCACTTCGACTCACCTGCAAGCGGTCAGTTAAGGCATTTAGGAGACTCGCCAAGAGAATATCAAATAGGTGGTCAAATTGTTATAGAGGGTTCAGCTAATGATGTTGTTAACTTAAAAGCAGTAGTGTTTAGGTTTTCTAGCACATCCTTTGAAGATCAAAAGGTACAATCTAGGGTTATTAATAATTTAGCCGGTGGTCGAAATATTGGCTACTATGTTTATTTCGACAATATTACACTAAACAAAAATGATTATGTATTTTTTCAAGTGGCTAACATTGGCGCAACTAACAATGTCACAGCAGAGTTAGACAGCTCTTTCGCTGTTCAAGCTAGATAAGGGTTAATAATGGCATCTTCACAACTAGTTGATAACTTTTTAAATACGTTTGTTGATACGCCTCAAGAGGCTAGAACGGTGGACGCTGTTAACGATGTCGTTATTGACTCATTTACGGTGACTAATAACTCAAATGTTGACGCGAGTTATAAGGCTTACATACAATCATCAACAGGAATTTTATCGCCTATCATTCCATTTACAATAGTTACATGGGGTGAAAACAAACTAGGTATTGGCATAGTAAATCAAGTTATACCCAAAGGTGGTTCATTACAGGTTGAGTCATCAGCGCTCAATAGCCTGTACTTTACGGTGTCAGGTAGAGTATTAAGCTAGAATTTAGTATAATCAACGGTATTAAATGTTTATATCGCAACAAGGTTTTATTTAGTGAGGTTTTTATGAGTTTTTTAGGTGATTTAATTAGCGGCAAGCTAGGCATGGACTTAACAAAAAAGGCTGCTGATAAGTTAGGTATAAACAAAGCCCTTAAAAAAGCAGGAATTAACGAGTTAGGCTCGTTTGAGTCTGCTTTAGATCCATTAGACTTTGCAGGAACAACTAAAAAAAGAGAAGAACAATCAGCGCTTGAAGAAGCAGAAGCCGAGCAGTTATCGGCTTTAGACTCCGCACAGCAAGAACTTAGGCGTTCAACTGGTATAGCCCAAGGGTTTCTTGAACCGTTTGCCGGTGTTGGTCAGCAAGGTGTTGATCAAGCAGGTTTCTTAACAGACCCTCAAGCACAATTTGATTTCTTGCAAAACAATCCTTTATTTCAATTGAGTTTAGATAACGCCAATAGACAAACTAATCAATTCGCAGCATCACGAAGCCGTTTAAGTGCCGGTGATACATTCGAGGATTTATCTAACAACGTTCTACTTTCAGCCGCTCCATTAATCCAAGGACAGAAAGGCAGTATTGTGGACTTGCTTAATTTTGGCTCAGGAACATCAAGAGCGCAATCAAACGCGGCGCTTGGTCTTGGTTCTGGTTTATCTGGATTGATTCAAGATAGCGGCAATGTGCAAGCAGCAGCTACAGCACAAAACAATGCCATTAATCAGCAGCAAAGAGCAAACAACCAACAACTAGCTATTACCGTGGCAAGCGCATTCTCAGACCCTAAACTTAAAACAAATAAGAAAATTATAGGTGAGAAAAACGGCTTTACATTGTGGTCATGGGATTGGAACGATTTAGCTAGAACGCTTTATTTAACCGGCTCAAGCCAAGGTGTTATGGCTGATGAAGTCTTAAGTAAAATGCCCGAAGCGGTGAGTTATGAGCATGGATTTATGAAAGTTAATTATAGTATGGTGGGCGTGTAATGGCTATTGATCATAGAATACTACAAAGCATAGGTGCAACAGATAACGCTAACGTGCTTAATATGTTTAACAATGCTTTACTTGCTAGGCAGAATAGAAAAGTATCAGATGAGCAGTTAAGAGGTCAGCAAATACGGAATACTGCATTAGAGCAGCAACAAACAGAAGCAAACACGCCTCAAGCTCAACAATTAAGACAGCAAACTCAAGCACAAAGTATTGCACAGGGTTATGCTAGCTCGTTAAAGCCTTTGTTAGATTCTAATAATCTTCCTGCATTACAACAGCAATTACAGCGCAACAAAGAAAGGTTAACCGAACTTGGTTTACCTACTGCCGGTGTTGATGATGATTTAGCACAAATACAAACACCCGAAGGTTTAGCGATGTTAGCGCAAGAGGTTAACTCAACCTTGAGTGGTAGTGTTCAGCAATCAGTAGGTCAACGTGATTTTAATGCGAATGTTGCAGCAGTTAAAGCTGATCCAAACCTTGAAACTGTAGAGGGTCGGGCTGCATCAATTGCTTTAGGGTTGACAGCGAAAGCCTCACTAACTAAAGATGAGAGAATCGCAAAAGATAAAGAGCTTGCTGCATTAATAGCAAAACAAAAAGGTGCAGAAGCATCAGCAGTAGAGAGCGCTAAATTAACGCAGCAAAAGTTATTTAAACCGCAGATTTCTAGACTAGTAAAAGAAGCCGAAAGACAAGCATCTCAACAAGGTGAGGCTCTTAGTGATCTAGCTAGAATGGAGGCAACATTACCAACATTAAAAGAAACAATTTCACAATTAAAAGACTTAGCTTTTATGGCTACCAGTACCATAGGTGGTCGCGCTTTTGATTTTGCACTTAAAGAAAGTGGTTTTGGCTCAACTAAAGGCGCAAACGCAAGAGCTAAATTGATTGCCATAGTATCTAATCAGGTGCTGCCATTATTAAAAGAAACCTTTGGCTCTGCATTTACAGAGGGCGAAGGTAAAAGACTTGAAGCTTCACTAGTTGATCCAGATGCTAGCCCTACTCAAAAAGTAGAGCAATTAACTTCATTTATTGAGCAGAAAGAAAGAAACATATTAGCAGCACAGCAAAGGCTTCAAAACTTACAACAACAAGAAACTGGCGTTAACTTGGGTGTACCACAATCAACACAAGTAGCTGCACCCCCTGCTGATTTATCTAATCTATCCATAGAAGAATTAATAGCAGAACGTAACCGATTAGGCGGTCAATAATGGCAACTGTTCAAGAAATAGATGCAGAGATAGCAAAAAGACAACGCATAGCCGATATTGATGCTTTGATAGCTCAAAAGCAAGGTGGAATAACTGACGCTATAATCGAACCACTTGGATCAATAGGCGCTGGTCTTGCTGGTTTTGTTGGCTCTGGCTTGTCTGGTATTGCTGAACTAATAAGAACAGGCGATCTTGATTCTGCTGCTAACGCTGTTAGAGCAGTTCAACAAGGTGTGTCTGAACAATTCGCACCAGAAACAGAAGCAGGTAGGCGAGGACTTGAAACGGTTGGCGGCGCAATACAAGCCGTTGATGAAAATATTATACGTCCTGCTGTTGCCGGTACTGCTGGTTTAGCTCAGTTAGCATTAAGGCCAACAGATTTAGCCGGTGCAAAACAAACCGTTCGGTCGGTTAGGGAGCAAGGCTTAGGAAGGTCAGCAGGTCAACAGGCTTTTGATGTTACTGGAAGCCCTGCAATAGCTACAGCATTTGAAACTGCGCCCGTATTACTTGAAGAAGCGGCAGGTGGTTTATTAGGTCGCGCAATAGGTGCAACCAAAGTAGCTAAAGCGGAAACCAGAACAGATACAGCACAAAAAGCAATTGATGCCATAGAGTCAGGAACTGTTACCGATGCAGGGCTTCAAGATATTGCAGACACAATACAGCGCGGAACACCTAAAGAAATAGCGGATATTGTGCAAGCTGATCCAAAATTCTTTGCTGCTGCTGATGAGTTAGGAATAAGCACAGAGCCATTAGCCGCATTCACTAGTAAAAACCCACAGTTTAGAGATGTATCGGGCGCTTTGCAGAAAGTACCAGGTAGTGTTTTAGATGTGCAAGCTAGAACTTTTATAAATGAGACAAGTCAAATTGCCGATAATTTAATAACTCAATATGGCGGCACACTAGACAAGGCTCAATTAGGTTTAGACTTTAAAGCGGATTCATTAAGGACTGTTGATAATTTATTTGAACAGGCTGATGAGGCTTATAGTTCATTAAAGCAAGTGCTACCGCAAGAAAGTAGGTTTAATCCTGCTGCAACTGTTTCTTTTTTAGAGCAGTTACAAAGACAGGATAAGCTTTCACCTAAGTTATCTAAAATGTTGACGCAGTTAAAGCCTAAAACCAAAACAACTAAAGGTAAGGTTACTGTTAATCCTGCTACGGGTGCAAGAACATCAACAGGAACAACCGAGACAATAAACCCAACACTAGGCCGCATTGACATCGTAAGGAAAGAAATAGGCCAAGCAATAGGAAAGGGTAGCGGCCAATTTAAAGACGTTGAAACAGGCTTAAATAAGGCTTTGTATGCTCGATTGTCTAGAGATATGGACGATATAGCAACAAACTCTGGTGGTGATGCTTTAGCACTTAGTGATACAGCTAAAGGTTTAGTTAGACAACGTAAGCAAATAGAAGATAATTTAGTCACTTTATTAGGTAAAGATTTAAATCAGGCACTTAATGTTAATGTTGCTGGTGTTGTTAAAAACCTACAGAAAGGCGAGGTTGATAAATTCAATCAAGTTATTCGTGCAATACCTAAACAAAAGCGTGGCGAGGTTGTTTTATCTGCCATGAATGATGTATTTAAAGGTACTGGTGTCAATCAGCAACAGTTAAGCCCAACAAGCTTTACTAAGTGGTATCAAACTATAAAACGCTCCCCTGCTGCAAGTAAGGCTTTGTTTGATGCTTTACCGCCTGAAAGTAAAAAAGCTATTGATAATCTTTTTGAAGTATCAAGAGGTATTAGCCGTGCATTAGGCCAGACAACGCCAACGGGTAGAATAAACGCAATGTTTAACAATGAAACTGGCTTTGTTCGCAAGATGGTAGGCCGTACAGTGCCAACAGTCGTAGCTTTTGCAACAGGTAGCCCAACAGCTTCGGTAATGGCTAGCGGTGCTGTTGAGCAGTTCCTAAAACAAACAACTGATAGCTCAAGAAAGGCGTCTGATTTAATGAGTACATCACAATTTCAGAATGTTATTAGGCAATCAGTTAAAGACGGTGTTGTTGATGGTAATAAAGCCTCACAAAAACTATTAGATGCAGAGTCAAAATTAATGAAATCAAAACGATATCAAGAGTGGGTTAACACCTTAACTGACAACGACAGAGCAGCATTACAAGGCGGCTTATTAGGCTATTTATTCAGCCAAGAACAGGAGCAAAAATAAGATGGCATTTTCACCGATTTCGTTTGTAGCAATTAATTACGATGGATTTAAAAACTATTGGCTTAAAGCTTACGAGCAGGGCGAAACAACCCCTTTGCCAATGGCACTAGAGTCTGACGGAGGCACACAGGTTGCTAAGTTAGAAGTTAACAAGGATGGATTTTTAGAATCTGCTGGCGGTGCGCTCGTTATTCCGTATATTGACTCTGCTTATGATTTATTTTTGTTTCCTACAGAAGCCGAGGCGGATGCAAATAATACAACTAACGCTGAACAAGTTGCTGACAATATCACTGGCGCTGTAACCTTAGAGATCTTAAATGACACTATAGCTACTGACCTAATAGCTGACTTATCACAGTCTTATGAATTCGACACAATGCAAGACTTGATTGATAGCACAATAACCTTTCCTGATGGTAAGAAAGCATCTATTACAGGTTATCTAGCAACTGGTGTAGGTGGCGGTAAATTTTACTGGGATGCTGACGGAGTAAAAACAGAGCATGATGGTGGTTTAACAATTGATCCAGATGTTACTTTTTACACTATTAGCAGTCAGGCATCTATTTATGTTTGGTATAACGGCGATACTTCACCGGTAGGCACAGGAGTATGGCGTAGATTGGTAGATAAAACAGTTATTGATGATTGGTATGGTGTAATAACAAATAGCTCTTATGTGTTCAATGAGGCATTTGTAAACAGAAAAGCCTATGAGGTAATGCTTAACAATACTGATAAAAATGATTTTACATTTGCACCTAAAGACGAATTAATCTGGATTGTTGGTTCTGTAAATGTAGGTCGTAGTGATATTACAGTTAGACATTTAATGGGCTGTAGGATTAAAGGTAGATATGACGATCCACCAAATCACCCTGGACTAATGCAAGCCGGTCACATGTTCGGTTTTGTAAGTTATGTTGACCCATTACCAGAGGGGCCTAATAATACTTTAACAGGCGACCCAGTAAATGATGCTAATTATATTTTAGATGGCGAGGTAGGCACTGAATTTAACGCTATTCATTCACAGCCACATAATAACAACGTAATTGCTTTCTTTCATGGTGATAATTGCTCTGTAACTGGTACGGGCGGTGTAACTGAGTGTGATCATAATGCACTGGCTTTTGATGGGCTAGGTATAAACTCTAAAATAAACATAGATTACATTAGTAACTATGATGATAGAGCCGTGACAATGAAAGGCACTGAGGGAGAGGTTAACTCTGCATCTATCAATATCGGAAGGTTAAGCGGCGCTACCCGTAACGGTACTGTGGGCGAATCAATACTAGTTCAAGACTTAGATTATGTAAGTGTAACCCTTGGTGATGCTGTTTTAAATCTTGGCTCACTAGGCACACTTGTCAATGTTATAGATTGTAACTTAGTCGATATCAATTGTGGATATCTTGAAAACGCTATATTCATGGTTGCTCTTAATGAGACAGGCCAAGTTAATTTAAATGGTGGTAGATATAAAAATGTTACATTCTTAGCTAGGCGAGGCGGTGTTGCTCCACAAACTAGACCACTTAAGAAAATCAAAATTAGAGACATGGAATGTGTTGATAGCCTTAACAGTACAATTTTTATCTCGCAACTATCACCAAATGAAGGTTTATGGAATGAATTAGATGTACGTGATTGTGATTTTTCAGCAGCTACCGGTACATTTACCCCTTATTCTGGAAAGGTGACGCTATCTAAACCAGCACGTTTTACCTTTAAAGATAACTTTGCCCCGTCCGGTTGGGTAACTGATATTGACATATATAATGTGTTGACTGATAGACCTAATACGGCGGTAGGTGGTTCAAGCTTTACCTATGACATAGCAGGAACTAATGGAGATAATCCTTATCAGTTCATTACTGTAATTATGACTCATAGCAGTAGCGCTCATAGATACCCAGTAAGGTTAAACCTAAGAGACTTACGCTTAACCGGTGCAGATTATAGAGAATCAGCCACAGCAGACGATGGTAGTATATTGGAAATAACCACAGTTATAACCGGTACATCGGTACTATTTAGCTTTACCGCTACGGCTGGCACTGGTTCTATATCGTCTTACTCTTTAGGTAATTAAACGGCATAGGTATTTCACCATTGCAGCCACAAATAAAGCAGTAGTAAACATACCAATCGGGAGGGGTTAAATCACTCATGGTTTAGCTCCTTTAATTTAAATTCAATAAACTCACCACCCTTTTTAGTAATGCTTTTATTAACTATAAGCCTATAAATCATTTTATCATCAAAGTTATACTTTTTCTGTAAAACGTCTATAAAGCATTTTAACGGGTTATCAATATCAGCCGCACGATTGGATAGCCCGAAGGTAATTTCTAACTCTAGCTTATCGTTTGACACTTTAAGCGGTGATAATAAGTGCATAACATCACGGATATATTTATCATAAGCTTTTGTTTTGAATCTTCTACCCTTCCAAGCTTGGTTTACTGATAGAGGTTTGATGTCTATCCTCATGCTATCACCAATAAACCTTTATCAATTAACTTCTGTTGAGTTCGCTCAAGCGCTGTAAGCTTTGCACTGTCTACCATATCCCAGCCATACATGGGTTCAGCACGGCCATCAATAATATCGTGACAATTAGAGCAAGCATATACAGCAAAGTGGTCGCTACACTTGTAAGCCATACCTCTATTCTTTCCAATGTGGCACAATACAACGGTGTCATCATCGGAGCAGTTGCCAAGTATTAATGTGCAATACTCACCCCTTGCAGACTTAGTTATCAGTGTTTGTTTTCTTTTAGCCATGCTTTCAAATCCCCCATAGTATAAAATATTTGTATCGGCATACAATCCCTTGATGTCGCCTTGCTTGTAAATACGTTGTACTTGCCGTGCTTAATAGTTATGTGCATTAGTAAACTCTTTCTTTTTCAACGCAAACACTAATACCAGACCAGCAATTCCTGTAAAGGTATTCGGCCTCCTTCATCCCTAAAAGCCTATAATCATCTAAAGCCTCTTGTACTCGTTTTCTTTTTAACTCCAAACCAGACTTTAGCGCTGCCTTTCTTGTTGTAAACAAGCTGTGCATGTGAGCGCCTTCAATATGATGTACTTCATACAAAGCAAACACGTAATTATTGGCCATCATTTAACCCCTTGCCCATAGCAAAAATATTACAATTAAAATCATAGTACCGATAAACTTGAGCAGTTTTATATTATCAGCCTTTACACTATCAACACCCGGCACAGGATTACTTGTTCCAGGTGGCCTATCCATTACATTAGGGCACTGGCCTCGCAAATGTACTGTATGACCATTGTCGCGGTTATCTCTAGGCTCATGCGTGTATATATCATTACCACACTTACCGCATTGTTTAACCTCGTTTGCTGACATTCTAATCATTGTTGTTCGCCTTATTTAAAGCTTATTAAATGCTGTAAAATTAATATTATCAGCGTCTGGATAATTATCCCTTGATGCCTTTTTTATTTCTTTAAACGCTTCATCTATCAAGTCTTTTGAATCATCACAGCCTACTTCGATAATTCCATAGGAAAATTTATCATAAGAATCTGCCTTTTGTGCTGTGTAATTATAGAAAAATTTACCTTTAATCATAACCTACCCCTAATAAACAAAATTAACATTATACAAATGAGCGCTATACATTGCAGAAGCAACAACAACACTACCAGCAAGAACCATTAACACTTGCGCCCATAGTTCGGTTTTTAATCGATACTTAAACTCTTTGATTAGATGTTTCATTAGATGTTGCCTTTCTTTTGATTGCTATTAACAGAGCGCCACATATCAATAATTAAAGCGTTACTACCCCGTTGATTTCTAAACGTCTCAAATTCAATCTGAGCATCTTCAATCTTTTTTAAGTGCAACTTATACTCTTCACTGGCCAATGCTTTTTCTGTTCGTTCTGCGGCGCTTCCTGATGAGTTTAAGAACTGAATAGCTCTAACAGTTTTCTTTTGTAGGAGTAATCCATCATATAAACACTTTGCCCTAGCTGCTTCGATGTCTGTATTAACAAGAAAGTTAAGCGCCACTTCTGAGTCGTTGTAATTAATCACTTTAACAACTCAGGGTTTTGGTTGATTCTTTTGTGTTCTTCGTGGTGGTGAGTATCACACAGCCAATTTACATCTAACGGCTTACTGTAATCATGATGATGAGCTTCTGATTTAGAATCACCGCAAACCTCACAAGGAAGCCTTTTAATCTTATTATCTCTGACAGCATGATTAAGGCAACTTCTAGCTTTTATTCTTATAGATTTATCTTTATCACTCATGCCGCCACCCTTGTATGCGTTCTGCTCCTCGATAGGTAGCTTGTTAGCTCTAAAGCCTGAATAACAAGACTGATTACAAAAATGTCTTTTCTTTCTTTTGTAATGAGATGCCTTGTCGCTTGATTCTTCCCCACAGTTGTCGCAATTAAATACAACTCTCGGATTTTTATTGCTGCCCATTTAATAAATCCTTATTTTCATAAATATTACCGATAACCTCAGCATCAAACGAATCTATAATCATATACAGAGAGTTTCCGTTAACACAAAAAGCATCGTGAATAAAAACAACCTCATTATTTGATCGCCCATCGTCATACATGCAATTGTTTCTACTGCTAACAATATCGCCCTCATAAATATCAACGCCGTTCTTATCGGTTAAGCCAGTGAATTGCATTAATCTTAGGTATGCTGCGCTTGTGGGTTGAGTTACCCACTGGTAGCCCTTTTCAACTGCCTTGCCATCATTAACGCTAACACCATTAAGCATAATATTTCTTTTGGTGTCCCATGCTCGAAACTTAATTGTTCTATTCATTAGATAATCCTTTCATTGCTTAACCTGTTTATAACTTGGTGGCATAACCTTTCTGGCTAGCTCTAAATCCGTAGCTCTATCACCAGTCGGGCTAATGCCTTTTCTTTTGAGTAGAGCTTTTAACCCGTCTGATGTAGTTGCCATGATTATCCTTAGAAAAATACTTTTAAATATATGAAAGCAATAGCTAAAACAGCTAAAGGTCTAAATACACAGTGAAGAAGTTGTTCGCCAAAACTATCTTTAAACTCATCCTTAATAAATAACGGGTGGTATGTGCAGTAAGTAACGAAAACACTAAGACCTATCGACTCTGAAAAGCTCAATACTGACAAATCAAATGTAGGTGATATAAACCAACCCCAAAGAGTCATGGTTGCATAGCCGTTACCTAATATTGCGACAATCAGCGCCACAACCCCTAATACAAATTTAGCTAACTTTTCATTCATTTCAATTTCCTGTTAATTAATTTCAAAACCACTATAACCCACAATACCCGTTATACATATCCGACCAGTTGAGCTAATATCAATTAATTCATGTTTATGTTAAAATACGCTTACTTATCAATCAATGAACAAACAAATGACCAATCATGTTAGTTGTAAAAGGCTACAGGCCACCATACCTACCGCCTATTTGTCCTCCAGCTCCTTTACCATCACAGGTTTAGACGATGCTATCCAGTAAACGCCTCTTAATTGGGGTTTTAGTCGTTCTGCTTACATCTTGCACAGTTACCAAAGAAGGTTGTGAGATTGTTTGTGACGACTGCAAAAAGGTTAAAATCACATGCTCAAGCGATACTATAAAACTAGGTGATAGCATTTTGTAGATGAGAATATTACCATTGAGATAACCAAGCCAATCAGCAACCAATTATAAAACCTACACTCTGCAATTTCATCAAAGTTAATTTGGTCGGCAAGCCTTAATTCAACCTCCTTCTCCTTGAGCTGCTTTTCTAATATCTCGATACGCCTTTCTAACTCGTTCACAATATGCACCATATAAAAGCTACTGACATCAAAGTGGATGCCACACCATAAGTAAACTCTTTTCGTCTGGCTGTTGAATTATTATCATGCTTATCTATGCGTCTCATAAGTCACCCCTTAACGGTTTAATCGCTGTATAACCCCAGCAATAACGGTCTTGACCTTCTGTTATTTGTATCCTGGATAGGTTGCCAAGATTAAATAATTCACTTGTAGCCCTAATTACAGAGCTAACACTTAACCCCGTAATCCTTGAAATGCTATTATTGGTCGCATTAAATCCGTTCGATATAGCCTTATAAACAGACCTTAAACTTGCCTCACTAACCTTGTGTGATTTGGCTATCCCGACTGCAAAAGGTTTAATTGAGCTTGTTACTATGTTCATGGTTATTTGCGCCTCTTTTTAATAATTAGCTTCTTGGCATCGGTAACAGCTTGATCAACAAGTTTCGCTGCCTTTGTGAATTGGTTATTCTTAAACTTCTGCAATGCAGATACCGCCGCGTCTTTCGCTACTCTATCTATACATCCTGCCGCTAAGCATCGCTTGTATACTGAGTCATAAATCAAATCGTTAGGTGTCATAACCTCGCCTCTATTTTATGGTTAAGCCATGCCTGTAAAACAAACTCGCTATTGGCACCGGCTTTGTATCCAGCATAAAATGATTGCTCTGCTTGCTTCTCTTGGCCTTCAATATCTAAGCTATCGCTGTAATGCTCCGTTATATTTTCAAAGGTATCAGTTACCTCTTCTGTTTTTTCTTCAACCTCCTGCTTTAGCTCTTCGACAGTTTCGTTTAGCTCATCAATTTTTTTTAGGGCTTCTTCTATGTTCATGGTTATTTATCCTTAATATTAATTGAGCATGGCACTTCATTGCCGAATACATCCCAGCCATAAGCTTGACCCCTTGCGAACATCTCAAGCCGTGGCAAATCACCACACAACTCAACAATTAAATCTCTAACCTGTTCGGGCTTTCTTGAGTGTACAAGCGCCTTACCTTCAAATTGAATCTGACTATAAGCGTTAAATACCGCTCTTACGCTGTGTGATGCTGGTTTAAATTTGCCTTTGGTGGCAATGATCACCGACTCACTACCGGCGCGAGTATAAAAGCCCATACCAAAATGAGGTTTATTGTTCTGTGTTAATTTATTCCAAACAAAGCCATTCATGTTTTTAATAGTAAAACCCCATGCATGAACAAGATCGATCGCTTCTTGTGGCATAGCGCCAACGTACCACATGAATAAAACGGCGTTATCTTCTGTTATAGCGTTAACGTCCATAACCTTTAAACCTTCAATACCAGTAGTTAAATATTGATGTGCTGCGCCTGACTTCATAGAGCCACCGGTTTTCTTGTTGCTAAACTGCCAAGGTGGATCAGCGTAAATTATTGAATACTTTTTTTGTTCAAGCTCTGCCTCTCTTTCTTTATCGTAGTGCATAGTTATTCCTTTATATCATCAGCAGTTAAATCATCCATAGCCTCAAAGGCTGCGTTCATTGCCTTTAAATAAACCCTAGCCTTGTTTATATTGCTAGGTAGGCAAGTAGACGAACCAACCGAAAACTCATTGTCGCGGTATTTAGCAAGATGTATAATATCAACATCCCTTCCATTTATACTTACATAAGCCGTTATGGTGTTATCATTTTCAATTACTATGTTCATTGTTATGTTCCTTTATTTAATTAATTCCATCTCGCTTATTTCGCTATATTCCCCTGCTGCTTCTTCTGCATCTTCCTTTTTGGAATATACGCCCTCAACAACACTTGTGTTTTGTGCGTCGAAGTGAACAACCCATACTGTTTTATTATTCATTAGTTATCCTTATTTAATCTGCGTTTGTTTAAACTAAATCTGATACCAGTCTATTAATATCATTGTAAATTCTGTTTGTGCTTTTTCTTGAACTACTAACATCACATCTTAATTGCCAAGTTTTAGGTTTCTCTTTATGGCCGGTATGATTAGCAACACGAATACACTTAACCTTGCTGCCTGTTAAGTGAATGTAGCAACTACCAGTGCTAGCAATAACCAACTCAGGCTTGAATGATGTTAACTGCTTAATAAGGTTCTTTGCTTGATTCAATGTATTCATTTTTAAACCCTTACTTGTTGTTAATTTTTATCTGCGTAAATTTCTGCGGTTCTCTTTACTATGCTTTTACCAATCCAATCATATAATCTCGTTAAATAACTGTTAGGGTAATTCATTTCAGCTTCGGTGGCAGGTAGCACAGGCCAACCCATTATTTGAGCGCGTTTTTCTTTCCATTGGCGAGTATTCCAATAAATCATTTGATTGTATTTAACTAGAAAGCCTTGATGCTCAATAATAGCCTCAGTGATACACTCAGCGTTTAAACCATGCTCCCTATAGTGATAGCCGCATGTAACAGTTTCAGCTTTAATAGTAGTAGGTAGAGGGCAACCATTGTGTGAGCATTTAGGCCATTCCATAGCATGAGCATATTCTTTAGCCTTGTCGCTTCTGCCTTTGCCAACTTTTACACCAGCAACCAGTTCATTCATGCTAGCCATTATTTATCCCAACGTTGTTGATTAAGATATGAAGTAAGGTGCATTTCAGGATAGCCACACTCACCACTATTTTTGTTGATGTCATCTATTAACATTTTAGTAAAAGTTTCACAGGTATCATCATCAACATTAGCAGCTAGCTTTTTAAATATCTCATAAGCTCCCCTTGTTCCATTTTTAGCGCCCTTCTTGCCTTTTGTATCCCACAGTATTTCAAACTGCTCATCTAGGTTACTAGGGTATGATGCTGCCTTTTTAGGCTTAGAGCGTTTAGCTGAATTCATTGCACCCTTGGTTGTTGTGGTTGGCTCTGTAACTGCTTCTACTTCACCGCAAAACTTTCTAATCATCTTCTCTATTAGATAGCCTTTAGAGCGCTCATGTTTCAAACAGTAAGCCTTAAGCATGTTATCTGCCTCTCGTGTTACGTCACAACTTATCTTTGTTTTGCGTGTCATATGTATGTTTTCCTTTGTGTTAATAGTTACGCTATCAAATATAATAGAAAGTATTAGACAAGTCAAGAATCATTTGCTATTGTTTAATGACTAACAACAACGGAGAGTAAAAATGGAAGAAATGATAATCATATCAACAATGCTAGATAAGGCTAAGGTACATGGCCTTGAGCTTGAGTGTGTAGTCGCATTGGTAAATGAAATGGCTGTAAAGGGCTTTACGCTTAGAGATTTAAGTGATGCTTGTGAACATGCGTTGTGCGAGTGGGATATTTAATTAACTAACTAAGGAGATAGAAAGAATGAAATTTAATTTACACTGGATAACATCTAAACTTGTAGAAGTTAAGGTTGACGATATTGAAACAGGAACGCTTGACGCGAAGCAAGCAAAGGAATTAGCTACAGATTTGATATCAATAGCTGCTGAATTACTTGCTGTAGAAGATTAATTAACTAACATAAGGAGTAAAGCAGAATGAATGAACAAGAATACATAACAGCAACCAACCTAGCCAAGGTAAGAATGATAATTCCTATTCTACATGACGTAATGGTCGATGATGAATACGGTGTTGACCAGAAGGTATACCGTGAAGCTTATAAAGCAATAGCAAGTATGGTTGATACTTTATTTGAAAAAGTTGAAGTTAAGGAGAGTAAGCAATGAGTAACGAATTAAAAGAATATAATATCAATTACCCTGTATACGTTAAGTTAACAGATACAGGCATAGCCATAATGAAAGAGCAGCACAAAGAAAGGCAACTTGGTTATCCCAACCATACAACACCATTCATAGGAAAAGGTGTTGATGATGATGGTTTTTCTAAGTGGCAACTATGGGATTTAATGAATGTATTCGGCGGTCATATGACTATGGGGTTAGAGCTGCCATTTGAAACAACGATTAAACTAGTTGAAAATAAGGATAAATAGCGTACAATAGTACATGTAAATTGTTGTTTAGTTGTGGTGACTGAATAATAGATAAGGTTTAGTAAGAATTTCTGGGGTTATTAGGTTAACCCTCACCACCAGAGATTCCTACTAAGCCTTTTTTATTGCCTTTCTTTCTCCACTTCAAACAATCGAACAAACAACCTCCTAGTCGTAAGGACGCGACCGCCTCTGCTGTGAAGCATTACGTGAGAAGTACGGGAGCCTAACCCCTAAGTAACTATGGGTAGTGGTGGATAAACGAGTATGTGTTGGCAAGATCATTATAGAGATAAGCAGATGTTGAAGCTGCATTAACAAAACAAGAAGCTCATTAATGTTACCCGTCCTGATAAGACGTTAAAATTTGCTCGATAAAGTTGTTTGTAATTGATTAGTTATTATAAATTATATAGAGGTACCTTGGCTTACCAACCAACGTACTTAAATGTCACCTTATGGGGAAAATATAATGATTACACAAGAAAGAGTTAAGCAAGTATTCAAATATGTTCAAGGTAATCTCTATTGGCGGATCAAACTAGGCACAAGAGGAAAGGTTGGATCCAAAGTAGGGAACTTAAACGCAGGTGGCTATTACATAGTTCAAGTTGATAAGGTTCAATACTACATACATCGACTTATTTATTTATATCATTATGGTTACATGCCAAAATTTATTGATCACAAACACGGTAAATCAATAGGCAATTACATTTGGAATTTAAGGCCGTGTACTGTTAGTGAAAACAGAGCAAACAGCAGCTTAAATAAAAACAATACCTCGGGCTTTAGGGGTGTTATGTTTCATAAAAAATCAGGTAAGTGGATTGGTAGATTTAAACATGAAGGTGTTAATTATGACCTCGGGGCTTATGATGATCCTGTAACTGCATCTATTGAAATTGAAGATAAAAGGAAAGAGGTACAAGGTAAATTTTACAAACGTATCTAATGACTACTATTAAATTAAAAGGATAAAATAATGAAACTACCAAAGTTATACAGAAAGGTTTATTTAAAGTTTGAATGGATAGTTGATAGCTTACAAGGTGGTGAGCATCATCAAGATTGGGGTTATAACTATTTACAAGCAATGAGAGTATTAGACGAAGATGGAAATTGGTTTTGGCAGATAACATACTGGCGCGACCTTGAAGAAGAAAAAGAATATTTCGACAAGTATAATCACCATGATGAAAATGGTTGGTCTGAGTTTGATTTAAATAACCTCGATGAAGATGGGCAACTTCATAACTATCATTGTGCCTATAATCGACTAACAATAAAAGAGCAAAGACGAAGGGCTGAACCAGCTAAAGCCGGTGAGAAAGTAACTCAATGGTGTTCAGATATACCATTTTAACTAAATCTAATTAACTAAATATAAACAAAGGAACAATTATGTTGAACATGAATAAAAAGGTTTGGATCATAAGCAGCAAGAAAACAGACGGGCAATACAATCAAGGTAAAATAGTAGGTATTGAAAAAAGTAATGATTGCCTTTATTTTGTGAGTAAGACTGACTTTTATAGCAACTTTGAACCATACCGATATAAAGTTGCATACGTTGACGTTTTTACTGGTAAAGGTTGTGCTGAGTGGCTGCATCACTCAGATGTAACAACGATTGACCCAAGTAAACAATCAAATACAAACAAAGGAAAGTAATTATGTATAAATATACGGAAGCACCAAATTGTGACATTTTAAAAGATGGTCACACAATGTTTAGTCACGATATTGTTGCAGACTTAAATAGAAAGTCTTATTTAGAGGAAAAGGTTTTAGAGTTAGAATCAACAATCGAATCTATGGAATATGAAATACTGGCATATGCACAGTCTATGGATACACCCGAATAAATAGACCGAAACATTTAAAATATAAACAAAGGAACAATTATGAATAACAAACGGCAAGTTATATTTGATAAGTCAGGCGGCTATTGTTGGTATTGTGGCTGTATGCTTGGTAAAGGCTGGCACGCTGACCACTTCTACCCTATTAGGCGTAATCCCGATGGTACTTGTTTAAATCCTGAGAACGACACAGAAGCAAATAAAGTTCCATCATGCCCACAGTGTAACCGAATGAAGTCATCAATGAGTATCGAAGCGTTTAGGGCTACTGTTGGCGATTTCATTAACTCATTAAATAATTATTCAACACAATATAAGTTTGCTAAAAAGTATTTATTGGTAGAAGAAACACAAGCGAATGTTACATTTTGGTTTGAATTTAATTTTAAACATATTTAATAACACCCAATAAGGAATACAAAGATGAAAGTATTTAAATACAATTTAAACCTAACTGATGCACAAATTATAACTATTCCAGACTTAAGCGAGGTTATTGATGTACAAGTACAAGATGGCTCCCTTGTTTTATGGGCGATTATAGATAAAGAAACTAGCCTTTATAGTTCAGTAAATATTTATATAGCCGCTACAGGTCAAGATTTTGGCAATGATTTTTATCTTAGTTATCTCGCTACATTTCAACACGAAGGGTTTGTTGGTCATGTATTTTATGATTACGGCATAGGATAACACGCACAAAAAAGCCAGCTATCAACTGGCATTTTCTACCTTCTCAATAATTCATACAGTGCATACATAATCATCCATTAATCGAATCCTCTTCTAACAGCTCAAGTTCGGCCAGCATATCGCTATCATTATCAGCTTTCATTAAACCGGCAATATAATCATCATCTTTTTTATCACGTACTGAGTTATAAGCTTTAGCGTTAGCATTATGATTAACAGTATCAAATGTTAAGTCGTTAGTATCGTTCTTAACATCAGACAGCATTTTTCTAAATCTGATTAGCTCAGCCGGGCGAAGTGAATTTATGCTCATTATGATTCCCCTTTAATAATAAATTTAAGTTTATAGCCAAGAAAATCCATAATCTCAATATAGTCTAAAATCTTGGCCTCTTTAACACCGTTCCAAACCTTCCTGGTGCGCTCATAGCTAATAGGTGAATCAACGGTTAACGCCATGATACCTTGATAACCCTTTGCTTTTGCTGCGTCCTGTACTAATTTGCTTAACTGTTTGTTTGTCATTTTTATATCCTGTTTGATTAAGTTAAAATAATATTAAATTAATACTTGCACAATGTCAAATTATAAATTAAGATTGGTACAAGTTAAACGAATGAGTAAAACGAAATGATTGATAACAACTTACCGATGGACTGCCAAGGCAACGGAACACACTTACCTTGGAATGAACCAGAAGAAGCCGAGTGTCCAAAGTGCGGCAGTACAATGGAATCAGATGATTGGGGAAACCTATGTTGTGATGATCAATATAATAAAGGTTGCACTTTCGTAAATTACGCACCAGATGAGGATGATGAATAATGAGCAAGCCGAAAATGGATAAAATGAAATCAAACGTTGCTTATGAATACTTGGCTGAATTAAAAGAGCATGAGCAAACATATATAAGCGGCGAGTTAGTAGAGCTATATCAAATAACAGACTCTATTGATGAGGAAAATATGCGCGAGGCTATGCAATGGGCTATTCAAGGCGATATGACTAAGCTTAACAAATTCTATGTAGAAGAAATTAAAGGGAGAATGTAATGGATGAAGCAAACTTACCAGGCGACAAAGCAGGTCGCACAATGGTTTTATCAGGCGCGTGTTTAATACTTCAAGATGTTTTGATTGAGGTGATAGGACAAGGCTTAACAACAACACAGGTTATAGCGTTGATTGACAAGAAAGTAGCTAAAATTAAGGTGATGCTTGATGAATAACATGACACCAGAGCAGTATGAAGAAGAAGCAAAAGCGGATCATAGATCATCGGAGCAATTTCCTAATGTCTGATTTAACTATAACCCAACAATTAAAAGAACCATTTGACCCTAAAGTAATTCACTGGCGTGTCGGTTCAACTAACGCTAAAAAACTAGGGTGTAAACCTTGGGAGGCAACAAGCGGAATAGCACTAGCTTATATTGATGCTCGTGATGTTATGAAGCGCCTAGATGATGTTTGTGGTGATGATTGGCAAGTTAGATATCCTTTCAAGGGGTGTTGCGAGATAGGGCTTAAAATTGGCGGTGAGTGGCTTTGGCGTAGTAATGTAGCAGGAGAGACACAGGTTGAAGGTGAAAAAGGCCAAGGCTCAGATGCCTTTAAACGTGCTGCTGTATTATGGGGTGTTGGTAGATACCTTTATTACCTGCCAACCGTATGGTCGAAACTGCAAAACGGAAAAATAGCACAAATACCAAGCTTGCCTAAATGGGCTTATCCAACAGCCAAGGAATCATAATGGACATAACAATATTTGAAAGCGTAACAACTGAAAGCGCTTTGATCACACTAGAAACAGAAGGTAAAAAATACGATGGCCTTTATGTTGATATGGATAACGCACCAGAAAGAAAGTATGTAAAAGATAAGGCGGCGTTTATATCTGGACTACTTAAAAAAATTGATAGGGTTCGTATTGACTCAGCCAAAGATTATAAGGTTGAAGTTGAGAAGCAAGCACAAGCAATAATATCACGCTTACAAGATGCTAACTCACCCTTTCAGGTATTGATTGATGATTACGCCATAGAGCGCAAAAAGATACTTGATAAAGAAAAGGCACGTAAACAAGCGATACTTGATGCTGAACAAAAAGAGTGTGATCATGAAATGGCATTGTTGATCAATAAAACTTATGAGTTCGACAAGCAACAAGCGATACAAAGACAGTTAGATGATGATGCTTTAAGATTAGTTGAGCGAGATAAATACGCAGCACAACAAGTTGTCTTAGCAGAGGAACGACAAAAGCAAGGAATTATTGAAAGTTTACAGCGTGAAAAGAACGAGGAAAGCGCACGACTAGCAAATAAGGAGCATGTAAGGTCGGTAAATAGAGCGATACTAGATGTATTAGAAGAAAACGACATAAGCACAGGTGTAGCAATGAATGTTATTAGACTAGCCGCTAAAGGCTTATTACCACAACTAACAATTAATTATTAATCAGGAGTAAAAAATGACAACAGTAATAACCGGTAAACTTAACAAATCAGCCAACCAATTCCAGGCAGGTGAATCAACAGGCTTTGGCGTTAGGTTAGGCGTACAAGTTTACAATCCCAAAACAAAAGAAAAACAGTGGACCAATTACAGCGCCGTATTATTTGCTAGAAACCCTAAATTAATTCAGTACATGAATGATGTATTAATTGAAAACGCTGTTATTGAGTTAACTGCTACCGGTGAATTAATACAAGAGTATGAAGGCAAATATTCTATTGAATTACTCGATGCTAAACTTGGTTATGCTTATACGGGCCAACAACAAGCGCCGCAATATAATCAGAACACACAGCAACAAGGTTCAGGTTTTCAGCAGAAAGCACAGCCTAATCAACAACAAGGTCAAGGCGGATTTCATAACCCACCACCAGCACAAGCGCAGCACCAACCCGTATATAACAACGACGAACCGCCTTTTTAACTAGCACTGAGCAAGGACGCTCTAACCAATGGAGAATAAAATTATGTTTGGAAGTTTATTGAAAGCAGTAGTGGGCGTGGCAATAGATTTACCCGTTGCCATAGTTAAAGATACAGTCACTTTAGGCGGCAGTATCACAAACGAAGAAAGCGCGATTGCTAAAAGTTGCAAGACTATCGGCAAGAACCTTGAAAACTCAGTTGATCCCGATAAAGATTTGATGGATTGATTTAACTAGCCAGTGCCAAGGACGGCTCTAACCAATGGAGATAATGAACATGTGTTATAAATTTAGCAAGAGCAGCGTTAAAAGAATGCAAGGCGTACATCCTGATTTAATAATCATATTCACAGAGGCAATTAAAAACAGCCCTATCGATTTTGGTATACCCGGAGATGGTGGATTAAGAACAGCGGCAAGGCAAAAACAACTATGTGACGAGGGCGCTTCTCAGTGTGACGGCTATGAAAATAAGTCTTATCATCAATCAGGCAAGGCTTTAGATTTTTACGCTTACGTTGACGGTGCGGCTAGCTGGTCAGTACATCACCTATCAATGGTAGCAAGTGTTATAATGTCCACAGCAAATCGATTAAAGAAAGAAGGTAAGATCACAATTGATTTATACTGGGGCGGCCAGTTTGGTAGCTCAGACTTTACCGGTTGGGATTTACCACACATTCAAATTGCTATAACTTTATAAGGGTTAAATTATGAACGATAACAAATGGATTGAAGAAGATTGGGATTATTTAACTATCAACAACGAATTTACAGGGGTTTAATGTGATTGGTGCAATTAAGGCTTTATTCTCAGGTGCTGGCGTTATTAAATCAATTGAAAACATCGCGTCCGAGTGGATAGAAACAGAACAAGAAAGCGCGGAGGCTAAAGTTGTTATGATTAAAGCGCTTGATCCTAATGGAATAATGAGGCGTGATTTATCCAAGGCTGTTACCGGGCTTTATATATTTTATATAGTCGTGGCCGCATTCTTACTAATATGCGAAAGCTTTGGCTATGGTGAAGCAAAGGCAATAGCAGCAGCCACAAGTAAATGGACTGATTTATTCTTACCTATCACAACCTTATTCGGTGTAATAGTAAGCGCCTCATTCGGTGTTAACTATGCAAATACAATCAAAGGTAAATAGTGATATAATAGAGCCAAACCAACCCAACCAAGGAATAACACCATGACAGTAGGCGGACACGGAAAAACAAGACCAAGACGCACAGCGGCACAAGTCGAGGAAGATGAAGTGAAAGAAAAAGCCAAGAAATTAGCAAAAGCTAGAGCTGTCGCCAGAGCTAGAACCAGCTAATGATTTACATGGATTGGGCAATATTATTCATTTGTGTATTGCTATTAATTAATAAGGCGACCCGAGAGGGCGCTTTTATTTTTATTTCAGCAAAAGTAATTTATAGCCTATTCATAATTGACACAAGTGCAACATTTTACTACTCGTTAACGGCTGCGCTAAATCTCATTTCTGGCATGTTCCTTCAATACAAATATAAAATTGCTGCTATTTGCGCATTTGTACTAGTCCCTGTAAACGTTTTAGGCTTTTACTTATGGGTAAATTATTATTCACCTGATTTATATAACGTTATTTCTGGTATAATAATTATTATCCAACTAATCGCTATCTCAATGAGACTATTAACACATGGAAGCAGTAGAGATAATAACCAACATCCTTTGGCTTTCTTACATGGTTTTAATAGCAACAAAGCGTGTGATACAATGTGTAAAACAGCGTCGAGTAAAAAGCAATGAGCGAAGAACTAAAGCAGATAGCGGCAGACGTAGCGAATAGCCCAAAAACTCATATCGCATTAGCAGGATTCTTTTCAAGTCCTTTCTGGTTAGATTGGGGCGAACCTTTAGTTGACGGAGTTGGTAAAATAATCGGCCTTGGTATACTCACGCTATTATTTATCAAACACTATCGCGACTTCAAGAAAGATTCTAAAAAATAACATCACAATAAGGGTTATACAATGGCACACAACCGGTTAATACTCTTAATGTCAACTATTCCCGATTCAGTAATAGAATTAAACACCCGATTTAATAAGGGTATATTCAACTTAGACAGAACAAAGCGCCAGATTGACGGGTATGTTGTTGATGAAAATGAAAATGTAACCCTACCTAAAACACTATGCCAAGCTGAGAACTATTTACTTTATTTATGCAGGGGTGAGCCTGACCCTGCTCAATGCGTTCAAGCAATCCTTTATAGCTCATACGAGTTAAAAGTAAGCGAATATAAAACCATGAAAGACGACCTCAACAGCGAATGGTATATAAACCCTAAGAATTACACGTCATGACTATTGTATTAGAATTCGATGGTAACGATGATTATTGTGCGATGGATAGTCAAATGGATTTGGCTGTTGGTGAAGTGCTAACAATAAGGGCTAGGGGCTTTTCAGGTAACGCCGCAGGAACTTATAGACTAACAGGTCGTGATGATGGATTTTTGTCATTGTTAGAGGTCGGCTCAAATGACATTAACGTCAGGCTAGGGAATAGCACTCAAAACCACAGAGTATCGACAGGATACACACAGCCAGCGCTAAATGTTTGGTTTGTTTTAGAGTTAGATAGAACTAGCTCTTCATCGTACGAGGTTAGGTTGGATGGTGCTGTAATAGGCACTATATCATCAACATTAGGATATACCCCTAATGCCATAGGTGGGTTTGATCAGCAAGTGTCCTTATCAGGTCAGATAGAATACATAACAAACGGAACAGCTAACGATTGGAGGCCAAACGATTCAGTTCACACAGCCGGAACACCTGTCATTACCGATACTATAAGTGGGAATGATGCTACAGGCGTAAACATGCCAACAGCAGCACTTGGTGAGCCTGGTAGCGCATGGATTGATATAGGTGGTAGCGGTATAACAGTAACACTAGATAGCGGAAGTTATTCTTTAACTGGTACTGATGTAAATCTTAAGGCAGATTATAGAGAGATTATATCAACAGGCGCTTACGCTTATACCGGCACAGACATAATACTTGTCGATCCTCCTACATCACAAACAATAACAATAGACCCAGGCTCGTATTTATTAACCGGTACACTAATACAAACAGCAATAAAAACACAGGTAAATACAGACTCATACGCATTAACTGGAACTGCAATAAACTTTGCAATTACAAGGGGTATGACAATTGAAGCAGGAAGTTATATAATACAGGGAACGGATATAGAATTTAGCAATACTGGTAACATCTGGACTGATAAGCCTAGCGTTGTTACTTTATGGGGTGATAAAACACCTGTAATAACTAACTGGACGGATAAATAACATGGCAAGCTATCAGAAATTCAATCAAACAGTGGCAGACTTAGCCAATGGTGTACATGACTTAAGCGCTAACACGTTAAAGTTTTTACTAACAAATACCACGCCATTAGCCACAAATAGCGTTAAAGCTAACCTAACTGAAATAGCGGCAGGTAATGGATATACAGCAGGTGGCACAGCAGTGGCTATTACAAGCTCAACGCAAACAAGCGGCACATATTCACTAGTACCAACAGCTGATGTTGTATTTACTGCTTCTGGTGGCTCAATTGGCCCATTCAGATATGTAGTATTATATAACGATACGCCAACAAGCCCAGCAGACCCATTAATCAGTTTTTATGATAGAGGCTCAAGCTTGACATTGGCCGATACTGAAACATTTACACTGGACGTACAAGCTACATTATTTACACTGGTATAAATCATGGTACATAAAACAAAACCTAAACGTGGTCAACGAACCAAGACGCACAAAAAGAAAAAGTAATTTTAACCAGTCAAGAACCTTAATAGGAATGACACTATGGCTTCAAAAGCTAATACCGCTGCAAAGCGAAGAGAGATAAACAGAGAGGAATTAAAACGATACTTAGCCGAGAGGGGTAAGCTATCGCACATCTTTGATAACCTTGAAAAACTAGAGGATGAGGCATTAGAGCTTGATGGTGTCATGGTATCTCGATTAAATTCAGCAACTTCAACACGTTTAGCGCTCCTTAAAAAATACCTTCCTGATGAAAAATCAGTAGAAATTAAAAACGCTGACGGTGAAACGTTTAAGACTGACGGTAAGTGGACAGTAGAGTTTATTAATGCCACTCCTCAAGATTAATAAAAAGCTAGAACCATTCATAACAAAGAAGAAGCAACTAAAAATAGCCATAGGCGGTAGGGGTTCAGGTAAGTCTATCGGTATTGGTGACGCTTTAACTTTTAAGATGGCAACAGAGAAAGCAGATATATATTGCTTGCGTGAATTTCAAGACTCTATCAGTGATTCAGTACACAGAGTATTCGAGGGTTCAATTAACGACCGTTTAATGCTTGAGGGTTGGAACGTACAAGAGAAAAGAATTATATCACCAGACGGTGCGGTAACTTCGTACAAAGGGGCATCAAGAAACCCTAACTCTATTCAATCAGCTCAAGGCTATAAATATTCATGGTTTGAAGAAGCTCAGACAATGAGCCAAGCATCTATCGATAAACTATTGCCTACCATACTAAGAAACCCAGGCGCGGAGTGTTGGTTTAGTGCTAACCCTCAATCAAGTGCCGATCCATTCTCACAGCGTTTTATAGTGCCATACCTTAGAGAGCTAGAGCGTAATGGTTATTATGAAGATGACCTACATTTAATCATTGTTGTTAACTGGCGAGACAATCCGTGGTGGAATTCAGAGCAAGAAACATTAAGGGTATGGGATTATCATAACCTATCACGCGCCAAATACGATTGGATATGGGAAGGTAAGTTTAATGATGAGGTCGAGGATTCAATTATTAAAGCTGAATGGTTCGATGCTTGCGTAGATGCTCATAAGATAGATAAGTTAAAAGAAGTATTCAAACCGCTAGGTGTAAGGGTGGCAGCACATGACCCAAGCGATACCGGTAACGACAACAAAGGTTATGCTATGCGTCACGGCTCAATTGTTCAACACATCTACGAAAAGAACACGGGTGAAATTGATGTAGGTTGTGATTGGGCCACTAATTTAGCAAGAGATCATAAAGCTGATTGGTTTGTGTGGGATGGTGACGGAATGGGTGCAGGTCTTAAGCGTCAAGTATCTAATAACCTAGATGGAACAAGTATTAAGTATCAAATGTTCAAGGGTTCACTATCTGGTAAGGGGCAGGACAACGCAGAGAAAATATATCAATCAGGCTATGGTGATAAGAAGAACGACCTAACGAACGCCGAAGTATTTAAAAATAACAGAGCGCAATACTATATCCTGTTAGCTGATAGATGCTACAACACTTACCGGTGCGTTGTTAAAGGAGAATATGTTGACCCAAGTGAGATGATAAGCTTTGATAGTGACGGTATAGAAAGCATACCAGCGCTAAGGTCTGAGCTATGTAGAATACCAAGAAAGAATAACAGCAACGGATTACAGCAATTAATGAATAAGCAGGAAATGAAAAGCCAAGGGATAGACTCCCCCGGTATGGCTGATTCTTTAATGATGCTGATGTTCGTGCCACCACTAAAGAAAAAGCGCAAGAAGTTAAACTATGGTGCGGCTAACGTTGTTTAAACTAAACCTTCACGCTCCATATCAACAAAAGCAAACCAACTGTAATACCTGCTTGAATAAGCTTTAATTCTTATCTTTTTAATAGTGTTGGCTTTCCTGTTAGGCCAAAACCCCCATGTAAATATTGCAATCGCAACAAGTACAGCAATAACTTTAAAGGTATCCATATTATTCACCCTGTCGCTGTTTAGGCTCGCTGATAATGTTATCTAACAGCTCCCTAACTAACTGCTTATCCTTTGGCTCACTATCCATATGATAACAAAGGTCTATACCCTCACTGGCAATTAACCATTCGTTAGACTCAGCAAGGGCGTACCTATAAGTTTCTATTTGTTTATTAAGGCGGCGAATCTCGTCAATGGCACAAGATAACATATGTTCAATTCGCTGTTCTTTGTCCATAAAATCATTCATATCAATCACCAGTTAATAAACTTACACACTAAAATCAAAGGCATTGATAAAGGTGATAATACCCAAATCTTAAACACCTCTTTAGTGTCAAGGTCTTTAATGAATAACACCACAACGCACCACACAAACATAAACACGTAGCTTAATAATATATATGCAATCATCTTAACCCTTCCTATTACTAGTTGACGGAGACTTACCACAGCTATTACCAAAATACTTAGGTGCTGATAGTGTCCTGATGGCATCAGCACCACAGTCACAATCAAGCGCCTTGATACTATTATCTATTAGCCTCTCAAATATCACGTTAGACTTTGAACACTTAAAGTTGTTATACATCTTCATCATGCAAACCTCTATATTGTAAAGGGCAAGCGGCAGTTTTAGCATGCCAGCGTTGCACATACTCAAGCCATACAAGCTCATCACCTTGTATTCTAACAGGATGCCAAGCAAACCATTTGTGCCATACGCATTGTGGTGTAAGTTTAAGTTTCATGGTTAGTTACCTGCCTTTTTAATACTTCATCGAAAAATGATGCCATATCTTTATCTTCAAGTAATATCACCTCGAGAATGTTAGAGCATAGATAGACTGGCTTATGTGTGGTTATATCCTCGAGTGCACCTACAAAAAGGGTACTAACATAAAACACAATATACTCACCCTCTACTTTGAAGTAGCTAGCTGATACCTCTCGCGATACCCCTAATCCGTCTACTATTTCATATTTGTTCATAGGTTTCTAATGGCCTCGTTTATGTGGTGGTTGATGATGATTCTTGTGTCTTTCTTTGGTTCCTTACCTGCTTTTTTTAGCGCCATAAAGATAATACCCTTTAGCTTTTCTACGATAACATCACGATTGTTTTGTCTTTCTATTATACGGGGGTCAATACCTATTTTGGTTGCTGATATAGTCTCAGTTAGCTTCTTAGTTACTTTGTAATCATATTCAAGCTTTGGATCAAAAGCACAACCAAGTTTAATATACTCGTCTCGTTCAATGATGCTTTCAGGTGTCGGAACGTCTGTAATATCAAACCCACTAGCTTCTATAAAAGCCCTGAGTAATTTCATTTCGTTAGTCATAGTAAATCCACCATATCACCTTTTAATATTGTTAATTCACAAGAAATATCAACAAGGTTTGCATACTTGATAGTCACAGCATCATCCCCTAATAGCTTCTTAGCTTTATTTAATATCTCTAGATCCTTTTTGATCTCAGCCTTTCTATTGTCGATTAATAATATCGCAGTCTTTAACCCTTCTTTATTGCTCATTTGATTTAACCTCCTTATCTTCCCTTAAAGTTATTATCATACTCTTGTCGCGGCTTTCATCGTGTATCATGTGTGAGCTATAATGCTCTGTTTGTCTAATCCAGCCACCACGACAATCATAAAACGTACCTGAAAATACTTTGGCGTCTAATTCTTTCTGCTCAAATGATGATAAAGCATTCTTTTCAAACTCTGACTCAGGAGTGATAACAAGTTGAACTATGCCATCTTCAATGTATATTGCTGTTTTCATTTGGTTTTAACCTCGAAAGTTGTAGGTGTATTTTCCATCATCTTAGCAACCTCGTTATATACGGCTATAGCGTTATGACTATCAACAGGTCGCCATATTACATCATTACCTTTATCCTCTAGCCCTAAACACATACTCTCTAATTGATTGTGAAACTTAACAGAGTTACAGCGTTTGTTGTAAGTATCGTAATGTATACCCCAATAATCACAAGCATCTTGCACCTTCCAACCTTTGTTATGGATTAGTAGTGTGAATTTATTCATTGCCTACCTCTTTTAATAAACCCATCTCTTTGGCTATGTCCTCACAGATAGAATCAACTAGTATATTTTCCTCTTGATAGATGGTACACATGGAAATATGATTGGATGATCTTACTTTGTACTGGAGCATTAGCTTAGCTTTAATGTGGCTTACAACTGAGCTATTGTAGGTTTTTAAACAAGCCTTATCTGCCTTAACCCTAATGTCATCCATTGATTTATTATCTGACTCTACTTTTACATCAACTTCTTCTGACTTATCTTTATTAAAAAATTTAAACTTTAACATGTTTATTTCCCAGTAAAACCCGTCATTAACCAATGAATCACGGTATGCAATAACCATAGCAAACAATGTATAATAAGTAAAACAAATTCAAACTATCCTTAGAGTGCTTTATTAATGCCTAAAATGTCAGAAGGTGAGTTAGTTTCGCTATTATCTCAAGCAGAAGAACAAGCGGCTATTTATAGCGGTGAGTTTATGCGCGAGAATACCAAATTCTTAGCAGCATATTTAGGTGATAAGTCAGGCGAATTCGCAGCAATACCAAATCAATCAAGCGTAGTCTCCACTGATATAGCAGATGTAATTGAGTCTGATATGCCTGCCTTAATGCGTATCTTTTATGGTTCAGGTGATGTAGTAGACTTTCAACCAAATACTGATAACCCTGCCGAAGTCCAAGAAGCCGAAGAAAAAACCAAGTATGTTAACTGGATTATTCGCAATCAACCAGACTCATTTAAAATGTGGCATGACTGGTTAAAGGGTGCCGAGATTCAAAAGAACGGCGTTGTTAAATACTTCATTGATGAGCAAAAGGAAGTTGATGAGGTAAGGTTTACCGGCGTTGATACTGACGAGCTATCCGTTATTGTTGAAAGCCTTAACGACCCAAGTGTAACTAAGTCAGAAATTACAGGACAAGAAGAAACCGAAGAAGGTAGCGGAGTTTGGGATTTAACATTTAAAGTAACACGCGAAACTAAAAAGGTTTGCATTCTTAATATACCGCCTGAATCATTCTTAATTACACGTAGCGCCACAAGCATAGAAGATGCTGAGTTAGTTGGTGATAGAGTTAGAAAGACTCGCGGTGAGTTATTAGCAGAAGGATTTAAGCGTGACTTAATTGATATGCTATCAACTGTTGATGAAGAAGATAACCGCAATTCAAATATTAAAGCAGTACGCGACCGTGACCAAGGTGGCAATAATCCAGATGGAACCATAAACAACTGGGCTAGTGAGTTTGTAGAAATATCTGACTTATACGTCAAGATTGATTTTGATGGTGATGGAATTGCAGAGCGCAGACACGTGATGATGTCCGGTAATAAGATTCTAGTTAACGAATACTTTAACCATGTGCCTTATGCCTCACTATCAGCAATCTTAATGCCTCATAAAGCTATTGGCAGAAGCCGTGCAGAAATTACTTACCCGACACAGTTACAAAAAACAGCCTTAGTCCGTGGCATGAATGACAATATTTACATGGTTAACAATCCGCGTAACGTTGTGCATCCTGATGTTGACTTAGATGACCTGTTAACAGTACGAACTAACGGTATTATCCGTTTAGATGACGATACTAAAATACTGCCTCAGAATGCTGTAATGCCTCTGGTTATTCCTTATATTGGCGACCGTACATTACAAGTAATTCAATATGTAGACGGAGCAAGAGCGCAAACAACCGGCACTAACATGGCCAACCAAGGCTTAGATGCTGACTCAATAGGCAAAGAGACAGCAACTAGATTTAATGGTATCGAGGCTAAAGGCGACGAGAAGATGGAATTGATCGCCCGTAACTATGCTGAGACAGGTGTCCGTAAATTGTACGAGGGCATAGCATGGCTAGTATCAAGATTTCAAGATACACAAACAGAGTTCAGGGTATTAGGCAAAGCTTTAACCGTTAACCCTACTCAATGGAAGTTTAACCATCATGTTCAATCTAACGTTGGTTTAGGTGCTGGCAACAATGAGAAGTCAGTACAAAGCCTGCAAGGTTTATTAGCTATTCAACAACAACTTAAGCAGCAAGGTTCAACGCTTACTGATGAAGTTGATATTTACAATACATTGAAACGCATTACTGACGGTTTAGGATTCCCAAGAGTGGACGAATTCTTTAACAATCCAGAAGAGCCAGAAGAATTATTGAAAGCACAAAACGAGCTATTAAATCAAATGGTCTTACAGTTACAAGAGCAAATGCAACAATTACAAAATCCATTAGCCGAAGCCGAAGAGATTAAACAAAAAGCTTTCTTAACTAAAGCTCAGAGTGATGCACAGATTAAAGTTGCAACATTACAAGAAGATTCAAGGCAGTTTAATATTACAGCAGAGCAGAAGCACAGAGAGCAGGACGAAGAAACAGCTTTAGCTATTACTAAGATGGAATTAGATAACAACACTGACTTACCAGGTGGTTTAAATTGAGAAGCGAAACAGAATTAAAAAACCAAATACAGAAAGCTCAACGTGCTGACCAGTTACTTAACGATCCATTAATACAGGAGTTCATTGTATCTTGTCGTGGTGACTTACTTAACAGGTTTGAAAGCACTGATTTAAGTAGCGAGGCTGAAAGGCTATCAGCATACAACCAAGGGCAAGTATTAAAGTTATTCTTAGATAAGTTCACTAGAGCTATCAAAGAGGGTAAGGATGCTAGGTCAATGTTAGAACAGGCAAAGCATACGCTGAGAAATATTATTTAACTTAACCGTCAATAACCGTAAGGACTGACAAAATGCAAACAATAGAAAAAGAATATTTAGAAATTAGAAAGCAAGCTAGGAGTGATCAGGAATCAATCATTGAACAACCTGAAAATACTGAGGCTGTCGATGTGTCGAAAGACGCACCAATTGAAGAGGTAATAACCGAAGAGGCGAAAGTTGATGAGGAAGTTGCAGCGGAGATTGAAGAACCAGCAGAAACGGAAATTGCACAAGCTACAGACGAAAACGAGAGCGAGGATCTTTACGTTGAATACCAAGGGCGTGAAATAAATCTCAAAGACGTTTACGAGACAGAGCAAGGGCAACTAAGGCAAGCTGATTATACTCGTAAAACACAAGAACATGCCGAAGATGTGAAAATATTTAAGGCAGATGTTGAAGAATTTAAAGGTAAGCAATCTAAGTTTGATAGCCACATAGCAACACTTGAGGCGATGATAAGCGAAGAGTCTTTAAATGATGAGGCGCTTGTTGAATTACGAGAGTACGAACCGGAAAAGTACATTGAATACACTGAGAAGTTAGCTAAACGTAAAAAGTTTGTTAGTGACAATAAAGTAAAGCCTGAAACAAAGGTTAGCTTTAACGTTAACGATGAGCGACAAAAGTTATGGAGTGCTAACCCTTTATGGGGTGCGGCAGATAAACCAACCAAAGCTTACGCGTCTGATATGAAGCTTTTAGAAAGCTACGCTAAAGACAACGGTTACAGTGATTTCTCAAATTTTAAAGCGAATGATTTTCAGACGATGTTAAACGCATCCAAGTATCTAGCATTAAACAATAAGAATGCTGCTATTGAAAAGAAAGTTAGACTTGCTCCGGTTACGACTAAACCAAGGGCGAAAGCCAACAACGGCATACAAAGTGAGATTGATGTAGTTCAGAAGCGGTTTAACAAGACCGGATCTGATAAAGATTTCTTGCAATTACGTAGGCTACAACGACAACTAAAGTAAGGTAAATTATCATGACTACTCCAGCAGATTCGGTAAGCACATACGATGCTATCGGCAACAGAGAAGATTTAATCAATAACATTTATAACATCGCGCCAACAGCTACCCCTTTTATTAGTGGTATTTCTCGCGGCCCAGCTAACGCAACAAATCACGAGTGGCAAACTCAAGATTTAGCCGCAGCCGATGACACTAACGCACAAATCGAGGGTAACGATGCGACTACAACCGCACCGACTCCTTCGGTTCGTTTAGGTAATCAGACCCAAATATCTGATAAAGTTCCTCAAGTAACACGTACACAGCGCCAAGTAGAAAGTGCTGGCCGTGGTGATGAGATGGACTATCAAATCATGCTTAAGACTAAAGAGCTTAAGCGAGATATGGAAAAAGTTATCTTAGCTAACAAGTCAAAAGTTGCAGGTTCAACAGCAGCCGCACGTATTTGTGCTGGTGTTGAGTCATGGCTAGCAACCAACTTTGATGGCGGTGTTGGTGCTGTTGCTCCTACTGGTGACGGTACGGACACAAACACACCAGGCACTAACAGAGCTTTTGACGAGGCTCAACTTAAAACTGTATTAGCATCTGCTTTTACCGAAGGTGGAGAGCCTGATACCATCATGGTTGGCGCAACTATTAAGCAAGCCATGTCTGGTATTGTTAATGGTGGCACTGCCGGTGCAGCACAGCGTGTTGTTGATGGTAATGCGGCGACAGTTCATACGGCTATTGATATTTATGTATCAGATTTTGGCTCATTGGCTGTTATCCCTAACCGTTTCCAAGTTCAAACTTCAATGTTAGTTCTTGATATGGGTATGTGGAGCTTAGCAACTCTTGCAGACTTCCGAGAAAATCCACTTGCTAAAAATGGTGATTCGGATCGCGTTCAATTGCTTTCTGAGTACACTCTTGAGGCACGTAACGAGAAATCAAGCGGTATCATCACCGCATTAACCTCATAGGAATAACATAAGGGCAAGGATGCCCATTAATTTTAAGGCAAATATCATGGCTAAATACATTATAGATAAAGGCTTTCGGGCAGAAGAAAAAGACTCAAAAATGCATCGTAAAGGTACTATTGTTGAGTTAAGCGGTAAAGAATTAGAATTTGCACACGACAATAAATGTGTAACTAAAGTAAAAGAAGAAAAGAAAAGCAAGTAAATTGAATGCGGTGTAAAAGCCGCACAATATAAGGCTATCAAATGTACGCAAGAGATGAGCAAACCGACATTGTAGAAAAGTATTCTAAAAATGCCGATGGTAAAATACAAGTTTATCAGACTCAAGATGTTAAACCATTCTTAGAGCATAACAAACAAGCTCAAGACGTTAACGGTGGAGGCTTTCAAGGTGATTGGCATCGTATGGCATCAATACCGCCTATCGTTATAGTACAATGGACAGAAGAATTAAAAGCTAAGGGTGCTGATTGCATTAACCCTTTAGATAAAAAGAATAGAAAGTTTTTGCTAGGTCATCTAAATTCTAGCGACTACGCATACTTAAGAACTAAACAAGGTGTAATCTAATGGCTTTAGATACGTTTGATAACCTAAAAAAAGAGATTGCCGACTATTCACATCGTAATGATATGGGTACAAGACTCGACACGTTTATACAATTAGCTGAAAACGCTATGTATTCAAACGGTGTACAACCTCTCAAGGTGCGCAGTATGGAAACAGTTTCAACTGCCGCAACTGCCGGGCAATATGTAGAATTACCGCCTGACTTTGAAAGCGCCCGTTCAGTTCGTTTAGTGCTTGGGGATAATTCAGGCGAGTTAAGATATCAAGCGCCAGAGCAATTATTCAAACATGTAGCTACCGGTAAACCATTATTTTATACTATCGTTGGTAATGAGATTCAATTTGGGCGCGTACCTGATAGCGATTACACGTTAGAGATTCAATACTTTCGTAAGGCTCAACCACTAACAACGTTGAATCAAACTAACGAGATACTAACTAACCATCCTCAAATATATTTATTTGGTGCATTAGCTATGTTGTTTAGCTTTGCACAAGATACAGAACAAGAGTCATCTTATACACTTAAATTTATTGGTGCTATTCAAGGCGCTAATCAAGCAGATAAGAAAGGTCGTTACGGCCCTGCTCCTGCATTATCCTTAGATGGTGGAATGACTCCATGACATACGCAGTTGTCAACATAAATACAACTGGGCCATCTTACAAAAGTAGGTCTAAGCCTTTATCTAGCCAACAAACTAAAAATTGGTATCAACAATTCAACGATGGCGGCAAAGATCAATATGTATTAATGCCATTCCCTGGACTTAAAGTTATCGGTAATGCTGCTGGAATAGATCGCGGCTTTAATCGTATGGCTGAAATACTTTATCAAGTTAAAGGTAATACTCTTTATGAGATAGATAAGTTCGGCACACATACAAACCGTGGCACAATACCTGGCACTGGTCGCGCTATCATGGCAAACGATGGTGTTAACTTATTCATAGTTACTGATTTGAAAGTATATCAATACTCAACTGATAGCTTATCAGTGGTGGAAGTAACAGACCCTGAAATAACCGGTTCAAAGTCAGTCGATTTTATTAACAATCAATTTCTTTACACTAAAGATAAATTTACCACTGTTTCAGATGTTGGCAACGGTGCGGCGGCAAGTGGATTAAACATTGTAGGTGAGGAAACCTTACCCGATGACCTAGTTAGAGACTTTGTATTTGAAGAAATAATTTATCGTTGCGGTGTGCGCTCCATTGTTGGTTGGTTCAACTCTGGCGTAGGCTCGCCCCCTATCGAAAAACTACAAGGCAGAATATTTAACACAGGTTTAGCGGCTATTAACTCTATTGCTGAAACAGATGAAGGTTTCTACTGGTTAGGTGATGATAACGCTATCTATCGCTCTGCTGGTGGACGTAAAGAAAGAATTAGTACCGATGCTATATCAAATGAAATACAAAGCTATTCACGCGTTGATGACGCACTGGGTCACACGTTCACATTTGAAGGCCAAAACTTTTACGCGCTTTCATTCCCTACTGGTAATAGAACTTTTGTTCTTAGTGAGGCTTTAGGTGAAGATGGATGGTTTGAAATATCAAGCGGAACAAATGACGGCGCTTATCAAGGCACATCATTTATTAGTGCTTACGATAAAATTATAGTTGCTGATAAAAATAACGGTAACGTGTATGAATTAGATATTGATACTTACCAGAACAACGGTGAAGTATTAAATCGAACAAGAGTTACACAAACTGTTGACGCAACTTTAATAGGTGGCAGTAAAAAAGATCGCATAGGTATGTCAACGCTAACTATCGAGATGGAAACAGGCACCGGAATAATAGAGGGGCAAGGCGATAATCCTCGCATTATGATAGAATACAGTGACGATGGCGGCAGGACGTTTAGCTCTGGTACATGGGCGCGCGTAGGTCGATTAGGTGAGTTTGTGTTGCTAGTTGAATTCGATAATTTAGGCACATTTTACTCTAGAATATTTAGATTCTCAACTAGTGATCCAGTTAATTATAGTGTGTACAGCGCTTCGATTAGCTTAAGGTTTGCTGGTAAATAATGGCTGCTGTAACGGTAAATCCGCCCCCATTCTTAAGATTGCCAAGCGCCTTTTTAGAGGATAGAGAGGTCAGAGCTTTTGTTGAACAGCAAAACGTTATGATATTCCAGTTGTATCGCAAACTAGGTGGAACAACTGACCCAATAAGCGAGATAGGCAACGAGGGCATTAGTAATTTTTCATCAATATTGCAGCAAGTAACAAAACAATTAGACGGTTTGCCTGAATTCACAATTGATACGTCAGGATTCACAACAGATTTAACATTTATAACTGCCGATAAGGTGATCGCATAATGATACAAGAAGATATAATTATAGGTACGGCAGACGCTAAGCAAGGTGATACTTTGTTTTCTGCCTTTACAAAAACACAGCATAATTTTGACGTGTTATTTACTGACAACCTAAAAAGCACTGTTGTTGTAAATCAAGCAAACCTAGCAACAACTCTAGGTGGCGCAATAGACAGTACAAAGCTTTACTTTCTTGATGGTATTGTTGACTTCACCGGCACAGGTTTAAACATAGAAGTACCAGCCGGAGGTGTAAGTATTGGCGGTTCTACTTTTGATATATCAAAAATAATTTGCTCAGATATTGGTTATACATTATTTACATCTCCAGTAGGTGGTAGCGGCAACATTCTAGGTATGGATTATGCCGTTGAAATAACAGGCACAGGATCACAAGTTTACAATATTACTGATGCAACAGGCTTTAATGCTTTTGAATTCTCTCGCGTTAATTATAATAATTGCTCATCACTTGGATCCATCACTAATTACAGGCAAGGATTAGAGGTTGGTACTGGTCGCTTCGGTGGCAAGCCTGAGTTAACACTTATCGGAACTTGGGTAGGTGGTTACTTTATTGATACGTCAATAGTTAGAAACCTAGATGATGGCGCTTATTCTTTGTTCAGTGCCGGTGCTGGCTTTAGTATGGCATCACGCTTTAGAAGTAATCAAAACATTGATTTACCTGCAAGCGCTTCATTTATTGACTTTGCTGCATCTAACTTTGTTAATCCGTCAACGCTTCAGTTAGATGGTTGTTTAATTACAAGGGATGGCGTGTTTGATGC